AATTATGTCAAAAATAGACCCAAACAAATTATTAATCAGTAGTGATTTTTATAGCGTACAAGGGGAAGGTTTTTCTACAGGTGTACCTTCATATTTTGTTCGTTTAGGAAACTGTAATTTAACTTGTGGTATGTCTCGTTTATTTACTAATAAACTAATGAAAGAAAAATCATTAGAAAATGGTGAAGTATTTGAAGGTGACTTACACAAAGAAGGTAAAGCAACTTGGACATGTGATTCAACTTCTCAATGGCTATGGAGAGGCGAAAACAAAGACTTCCAATACCTAATTGATAGATGGAGGGAACAAGGTATCTATGAATATATTAAGAACGGTACTATCCATATCATTTGGACTGGTGGTGAACCTACAATTAAAGGTCATCAAGAAGCTATTAGTAATTTCTTAAATACTTGGACAAGATCAGACATTGATATAACTGAGTACAATGAAATAGAAACTAACGGTACAATTTATATTGATGACTCATTATGGAAACACCTACATCAAATCAACTGTTCACCAAAATTATCCAACTCAGGTATGACAGAAAAACAACGCATTGTTCCTGCAGCTATTAAGCGTATTATGGAACATTCAAACTACCAATTTAAGTTTGTAATTTCAAATGAAGAAGATGTTAAGGAATTGTTCCGTGACTTTATAGAACCATTTAATATTCCTCTTAAAAATGTTTGTTGTATGCCTGGAATGGATTCTCAAGAACAGTTTCATGAACGGACACAATGGGTACTTGAAATGGCTAAAAAATATCGTTTTGTAGGATTAACCCGTTTACACATCTCAGCTTGGGACAAAACCTTAGACGTTTAATATGAATAAACAATTACTAAAAGAAACAATCAATAACGAAAATGTTATAATTCTGTTTAGTGCAGATTGGTGTGGTGCTTGTAAAGCAACTAGTCCTTATGTTCAAAAAATAGTTGAACGATTAAGGTTTAAGTTTATTAAAATTGAAGAAAACGAAGAATTAGAACAAGAATACGGTGTAGATTATTACCCTCACCTTATTCTAGCAAGTAAAGGTAAAATAAAACATTATCCAGGCGGAAACGAAATAAAATCCCTATATGAAAGTATTATTTGAAAAAGAAACAATTGAAAAGCAAATTAAAAAAATTGCAACTCAAATCCACAACCGCCACAAATCAGAAAAAGATGTACCCATTGTTATGGTATGTGTTTTGAATGGTGGTTTTATGTTTTATTCTAAATTACTAGACCAATTATCACATTTAGACCCAGAATGTGAATTTATTAAAATAAAATCTTATAAGGGTAGAGAACATGAAGCACCTGAAATGATTATTCCTGCTTCTTTAGATGTGAAAGGTAAATTTGTTTACATTGTAGACGACATTTACGATTCAGGTATAACAATGGATATTTTAAAAAAGCAATTTACAGAAAAGGGTGCTTTTGGAGTAAGTGTTGTTACCCTAATAAAAAGAGAAATTAATGAAATAAACATGCCAATAGGTTCATTTTATGGATTTGAAATTTATGATGAATGGGTTGTTGGTTATGGTATGGATGATGAAGAAGGTAAAAAAAGAAGTTTGCCTTACATTTTGGCAGTTTGATAAAATTATAGTATATTAAGATTATATGGAAAACAATAGAAGAAAATTTCACAATGACATTGAATGTGTCCCATTAGGATTTGCTAATGGTTCTGCTCCTGGAGCACCATTTACAGAACGAGAAAAATTAAAAATGATTGATGAAGCAGCTGAACATTTTGGTAACTTCTTAACAGCACTAAAATGTGACTGGCAAAACGATCCTAATTCTGCTGACACTCCTCGTCGTGTAGCTAAAGCATATGTAAATGATTTGTGGGCAGGTCGTTATAACGATTTTACAGACATTACTTCATTCCCATCGGATGGTTATGATGGAGTAATCATTGAACGTAATATTGAATTAACTTCAATGTGCTCACACCACCACCAAACAATTAGAGGTGTAGTACACATTGGATATGTTTCAGGTGCTGAAGGTAGAGTAATTGGTTTGTCAAAACTGAATCGCATTGTAGAACATTTTGGTCGTAGAGGTGCTATTCAAGAACAATTAACTGCCGCTATCCATCAAGCAGTAAATAAAGTATGTGAAGGTAATTTAGGTGTTATTGTATCAATTGTAGCAACTCACAATTGTGTAAGTTGTAGAGGTGTAAAACACCAAGGCGCCGCTATGGTTACTACTAAAGCATCAGGAGTATTCATGGAAAACGATAATCAAGCACGTAAAGAATTTTTTGATTCACTTAAAATAAATAATAGTCATGTCTCAATTTAAATTAGAAGAAAAACAAGCAGAACTTATTGAGTTGTTAAAAACACAAGTTGTTGATTTAACTATGATGTCCAAGATTGAACTTGGAGATGATGTTATTGAAAAATGGAATGAATTAACTAATGAAATTGATAATATAAAAAAAAAACATATGTCTCAACATAAAGTAGTAGATTACGAAACAATACAAAAAGCAATGCAATCAGTCCCATTTGTTGATGAAGTAGAAGAATTTAATAAAACAATGGGTAAACCCAACAATTATTCTCCAGTCATTCCTGAAGAAAAAGAATGGATGTTTGTTTATAATTTTATTCTAGAGGAACTAGAGGAATATAAAGAAGCATGTGAAAAAGGAGACATTGTAGGAGTATTAGATGCATTGTGTGACATAACTTATGTTTCACTAGGAAATGGAACTATGCTTCATGGTCTAAAAGGCCACATTAAAGAAGCATATGCTGAAGTACAAGCATCAAACATGAGTAAGGTTTGTAAAACAGAAGAAGAAGCTAATTTAACAGTTCGTGTTAGAGAACAAGAACAAGGTACTGTTTGTCATTATGAAAAACAGGGTGATTATTGGGTAGTGTATCGTACTTGGGATAGGAAAGTTATGAAATCAATCAACTACTTTAAACCAAATCTAGAGCAGTTTTTTAAATAAATTTACGAATTAAATTTAAAATTAGGCTTGGGAAACCAAGCCTTTTTTATTATATTAAGGTTATGTACCAATCAGTTTACTACGACCATCAAACATACACCTATTACTTACGAGACGACAAACAAGGTTGGATGCAATTCCAGTTCCAACCTACATTTTGGAAACGTACTAGTGAATGGAGTGAAAAAGCAAAACCTGTTCTAACAGGTGGCTACGCTGTGCCCACTAAAAAGTATAGTAAAGAGGATCCTGATTTATTAGAAAAAGACATTGACAAATCACTTTTAATACTACGAGAATTATACTATAAAGAAGATGATGTTGTCCCTGAATGGCATAACATAGTCTACATAGACATAGAAATTGAAATGGGAGGTGCACTTACACCCTCATACGTTCAACAAGCACCTATGCCTTTAACATCTATTGCTCTTATAGATGTGACTACTAAACAAAAAATATGTCTTGTTGTTGACCCATCAGGTCAAATCAAAGAAATAAACCAAGATAGTAAACACATTATTCCTTGTAAAACTGAAAAAGAATTAATAGGTAAATTTTTATCCAAATTTGAAGAACTAGACCCTACAATACTTGTAGGATACAATTCAGACTACTTTGACATACCTTATTTATACTACAGGATTAAACAAATTGTAGGTGAAGATGAAGTGTTACGCTTGTCTCCAATCAAAAAGGTAACTGCTAGAGAATTTAATGGAGAAACACAAATCACTATTGGAGGTGTTAATTGTTTGGACTATATGCTGCTTCATAAAAAATACATTATGAAGGAAGAACCATCATACAAATTAGGAGACATAGGAACCAAATATGTTAACCTAGGAAAAATTGAATACGAAGGAAACTTAAATACATTATTCAAAGACAACTTAAACAAATTTATAGACTACAACTTACGAGACGTAGAAATTATTGAAGCGTTAGAGGCTAAACTTAAATTTATCGACTTAACAATAATGATTTCTCACATCTGTAACATTCCTTACGAATCAATTTACTGGAATACAGTTATGAATGAAGGTGCTATTTTAAAGCATCTTAAACGTGAAGGCATCATTTCACCAAACAAACCAACAACTCATAACCCATCATTAAAAACATTTAATGAATCATATGCTGGTGGTTATTTGTTAGAACCTATTCCTGGTTTATACTTTGATGTTATTGATTTGGACTTTACTTCACTGTACCCTTCAATTATCAAATCACTTAATTTAGGAATTGAAACATTAGTTGGTAGAATTAAAGTTGATCATAGACCAACCTATGAACAAAACCATAGTTTAGATAAACTTAAAGAACGTGACCCTGAAGAAGAAATTATAATTGAAAAAATAAATAAAAAAAATTATACTTTGGTCCAAGGAAAAACCAAAATAAAAGACCTAATTAAAATTATTGAAGACAATAACTTTACCATTTCAGCTTCAGGTGCCATGTTTAGAACTGATGAACAAAGTGTTGTTGCTAAAATTTTAGAAGGATGGTTTGATAAACGAGAACATTATCGTGGTTTAAAGAAAAAAGCTGGTAAAGAAGAAGATTGGGCAAATTATAAATTGTATGACTTGTTTCAACATGCGTTTAAGATCTTACAAAACGCTATGTATGGTACATTTGCTAAAAGTGGATGGCGCTATACTGATGGACAATTAATTTGTAGTGCTGCTATTACAAATACTGGACAATCCCTTACACAGAATACAATTAAATTTGTTAATAATAAAATAAACACTGAATTAAAATCAGATAAACAATACGTTTGCATTAGCGATACGGATTCGGTTTATATAGTATTAGGGGATTTATTAAAACATAGATATTCTAATTATACTCCTGAAGACAAAGACAAACATATTCTAGAATTAGCAACCCAAATCCAAGATGAAGCAAATAATAATCTTAACACAATGTGTAAAGAATTATTTAATATTGATGCTTCTAAACACTACTTTCAACTAAAACAAGAAGTAATTGCTAAGGGTATTCTTGTTACAGGTAAGAGAAGATATGCAATGTACATTACTAATAAGGAAGGTGTCGCTGTTGAAGAACTGGACATGAAAGGACTTGAATTGATGAAGTCTAATATGAATAAGTTATTCAAATCATTTGGAGAACAACTTATTAAAAACATATTGTTTGGTAAATCTAAAACTGACATAGACAATTCAATTATTGACTTTTATAAATCACTTAAAACAACAGACATTAAACAACTTGGTAAACCAACTGGAGTAAAACAAATAAAAGCATATATTGTACCTGCCAAAGCAGGTGAAATGTTTAGTAGCTTCAGACTAAAAGCACCTTCAAACACCAAAGCAGCTGTTCGTTATAATGACTTATTAAAATTTAAAAAACTAGATAAAAAATACGAATCCATAATTGAAGGTGATAAAATTTTTATTATTAACCTAAAACCAAACATGTACAAACTGGATACAATTGGTTTACCAAATGCTAAGGTACCTGATGAAATAGAAAAATTTGTTAAAATGTACATTGATATAGATGAAATTTTTGAATCATTGTTGTTGAATAAGTTAAAGGAACTTTATATTGACCTTTCTTGGGAGTTCCCGCCATTAAATGCTAATGTGACTAAGTTTTTTTCGTTTTAAATTTGTATTTTTTAATTAGTTTTATTATATTAGGTTATATGATTTCAAAACTAGAACTTCAATCTGTTATAGAAAAATACCATTTAAATGGCTTAATTGAAAACGTTAAATGGGAAATAAGTAAAGATAAACAACTTACTATCAATTTTATGTCCCCAACCCGGGAAATGATAGGTAAAGTTACAACAGAATCCTTCCCATTACCTGAATCAGCAATTGGAATTAGTAATACAACTCAACTTGATAAACTGTTAGCCATTACAAGTGGTGATTTGGTTCTTGATTATGTTAAAGAAGGAAAAGTTATCACCAAACTACTAATTGCAGACGAACAATTTAATTTAAATTATACTTTAGCAGACTTGCTTACTATTCCCAAACCAGGGGAATACAATGGTCCTGAAGACTATGATGTTAAAGTAAAATTAGACAACGAAAGTATCAGTGCATTGATTAAAGCAAAAAATGCTCTTCCTAATGTTGAAAATGTAGTTGTTGAACCGGATGAATTAGGATTAGGATTTACATTTGGAGGAGACGTTGAATACGCAAACAAAGTATCATACTTTATCCAAAACATAACTCCCCCTGAAAATGCCTTTAAATTAACATACAATTCAGATTTGTTAAAAGAAATTTTAGTTTGTAATAAAAGTATGGATGAAGGTACTCTATATGTTAAAAGCAATGGTTTAATGAAACTCATGTTTACTGGTAAAAATTTACAAAGTACATATTACATTGTTGCGAAAGAACAATAAATGCATATATTTATAAACAAAAGTTGCATTTTATTTGGTTATTTAAAGTTTTGTTCGTATATTCAAATAAATAATAAGTTATGAAACAAGAAAAACAAGCGTTGTCATCCTTGACGCTAATTAAGGATCCACTCATTGAGCCCTACTTTATTGGTAAAGATGCTAGCAGTTACACTGTTTATGAAACATTAAAACCTGGCACTAATAAAGGTGGAAGAGGACGACAAACCCGTGCTCAAGAAGGTCTTAAAGCCCACACTCACCATTCATCATTTGGTTCAGCCATTTCATCAATTGCTAAACTTAAAATTAACAACAGACCTGTTTATGAATCACTTTCAGAGTATGTTGCTGAATGGAAACGAGTAAAAGAAGAAATTACACAAATTATTCACCCAGAATTATGAAACAGTTACAAGCAACATTTAACGCGGTTATAGTTAAACCCCGTGAATCAGAAGAGTCAATGTACGGCTCAATTATAGTACCCGACTTGGGGAAAGAAAAAGCACTTATTGGAACAATTGTATCCGTAGGTGAAGGTTATCATTCAGCAACAGGTGTTTGGATTAGTACTATCCTAAAAGAAGGAATGGAAGTTATGCTTCCAGCTATGGGACCAAACAAAATTGAATTTGATGGCCAAGAGTATTGGGTGTGCCCTGAGAACCAAGTACTTGCCATTATAACAGAATAAAATAAATATGAGTAAAGTTATCGAATTCGGACCCGAAGCAAGAAAAAAATTAGTAAATGGTATTGATAAATTAGCAAATGCCGTTACAGCAACATTAGGCCCTAATGGTCGAAATGTTGTAATTTCAAAAAACAATGATTATCCTCAATCTACAAAAGATGGAGTAACAGTAGCAAAAAACATTTCACTTGAAGACCCAATTGAAGAATTAGGAGCACAACTTGTAAAACAAGCAGCTATTAAAACAGCTGATGGAGCAGGTGATGGTACAACTACTTCTACATTGTTGGCTCAAGAAATGGTTAAAAACGGTTTAACACATTTAAATAATGGTGTTAATGCTGTAAAAATTAAACGTGAAATTGATTTTGCTGTTAAAGAAGTTGTTAAAGAATTACGTAAAGAAATTTCTCAAGACATTAGTTCTGAAGGACAACTTAAACAAGTAGCCACCATTTCTGCTAACAATGACCCTGAAATTGGAGAATTAATTGCTACAGCAATGCAAAAAGTAGGACGTGAAGGTGTAGTCCACATTGAAGAATCAAAATCAGGTGAAACATACCTTGAAACAGTAGAGGGTATGCAATTTGACAGAGGATACAAATCACATTACTTTGTTACTGATAACAATACAATGACTTGTACCCTTGAAAACCCACTAATTTTAATTGCTGATAAGCGTTTTACTACAATTAAAGAATTACTCCCAGTATTAGAAGCAGTGTCTAATCAAAGTAAACCACTTCTTATTATAGGAGAAGATGTAGATGGTGAGGCATTAGCAACGCTTATTGTAAACAAAATGCGGGGTACTATTAAAGTGTGTGCTGTAAAAGCACCTGACTTTGGAGACCGCAGAAAACTGCTTTTAGAAGACATTGCGACTTTGACAGGAGGTGAGGTATTTAGTACTGACAAGGGCATGAAGCTCGATAAATTTGATTGGAAATGGTTCGGCTCAGCTCGTTTAATAACAGTTACTAAAGAACAAACAACAATAGTTGATGGAAAAGGAGAATCTGAGAGAATACAAACACGTATTGAAGAACTTCAACAACAAATCGAAAAAGCAAAAACCCCTTTCGAACAAGAAAAACTACAAGAAAGACTTGCGAAGTTCGTCGGAGGAGTAGCAATTATTCACGTTGGTGGTAATACTGAAACCGAGGTTAAAGAAAAGAAAGACCGCGTGGATGACGCCTTGCAAGCAACTAAAGCCGCAATTGAAGAAGGAATTGTACCAGGTGGTGGATCTGCTTTGCTTTATGCACGTGAAGCAATTACAAACCAAAATACTATTGGTGGAAAAATTGTTTGGAAAGCATGTGCTGCTCCATTTATAAAAATTCTTACTAATGCTGGTTATGAAGAAATAGAGGCATATCAAGTTATTAACAACTTGTTTAATGTTCGTGACAACTGGAGAGGATACAATCTTGAAATACAAAAGTTTGTTGACATGAAAGATGCTGGTATTATTGATCCTTCTAAAGTAACAAGATGTGCTATTGAAAATGCAGCATCAGTAGCTGGAACCATTTTATTAACAGAATGCACTGTTGTAGACAAGCCTGAAGAAAATACAAAACAGGATGATATGATGGGCGGAATGGGAGGAATGTATTAATGTCTACTGAAACTAAATTAATTGAAGAACTAATCGCTCAACGTGTACCACCTGGTGACAGGTGGTCACTGTTGGACGAGGATGTTGTATATAATTCATTGACTGATACTTTAGAGGCTTATTATCAAAAAGCACAAAAAGTTTGTGACTTTAAATTGTCTCCTAGAAAAGGTGAACTGTATTCATTGATAGAAAAAACCATTGAAATACAAGCCCCACCACCAAAAAAGTTTAACATGTACGGAGACTATTAGTTAAATTAGGCTTGGGAAACCAAGCCTTTTTTATTATATTATGGTTATGAAAGAACACAGTTTATACGTAGAAAAATACAGAAGTAAAACATTAAGTGAATACATTGGTAATGATCAACTAAAACAAATCATCCACCAATACATTAAAAACAATGACATTCAAAACTTATTATTCTACGGACCACCAGGTACAGGTAAAACCACATTAGCAAAATTAATTGTTAATAACATTAACTGTGATTACCTTTACATTAATGCTTCAGATGAAAGAGGCATTGATACCATTAGAGACAAAGTGCAAGGATTTGCTTCCTCAGCAACATTTAAATCTATTAAAATTATCATATTAGACGAGGCTGATTTTCTAACAATTCAAGCTCAAGCATCACTTCGAAACATTATTGAAACATATTCTCGTACTACACGTTTTATTTTAACATGTAATTACCTTGAACGTATCATTGATCCACTTCAGTCTCGATGCCAAGTACTAAAAATTGTTCCCCCGTCTAAAAAAGAATTAGCACAACATGTTTCTACTATTCTAGACCAAGAAGATACTTATTATGAAGTGTCTGATTTGGCTCTTGTAGTTAATAAATTTTACCCAGACATTAGAAAAATAATTAACACTTGTCAAATAAATACTGTTGAAGGTAAATTAAATGTTGACAATTCAATTTTAACATCTAGTGGTTACAAAGATGCTATTTTAAAAGAACTTAAAACACCATCTAAAAACAGTTTTAAAAACATTAGACAAATACTTGCTGATAGTAATTTGGATGATTTTGAAGAAGTTTATAGATTCTTATTTGATAATTTAGACGAGTATGGCAAAAATGATTTGTCTAAAGCAATGATCATCATTGAAATAGAAAATTATATGTATCATGCTAATTTTAGAATTGATAAAGAAATCAATGTAATGGCTTTAATATGTGCAATCTTAAAAATAATACAATAAAATGAATAAAACAGAAAAACCTCTTAACATCAACGTTGACATCAAATCATCAACACCATTAACATCAGCTGATGGTAATCACATTTTTGCAGAAGGAGTAATCATCAGAAAAATTTCTAAATTCGTAGCTGGCACAGCTGAAGATGCTATTATTCCTATTCCTTGTTTTTATGACGTTAAAACCGGTAAAGTATTAACTGAATTGCTTCCTAAAGACATTAGGGACGAGTATGCAAATCTTTGATTTTTTAAAACAGATTACTTACGAAAAACAATCTTGGGACTCATTTACTGAGGAAGACAAAGCATCATTTACTCCATACCTGGTGCATCGTTTCCTCAGTATGAATCCTGATTACATTGAATTTGTAAATCTGGTTCAAACAATTCCTCATACTGAAAAGGAAAAAATATATAAACTATATTTATATATGATACCTAAAAATAATATGTTTTTAAAATACATCAAATCATCAAAACCAAAAACTCATGAAGTGCTGTTAAAACATTTAGCAGACCACTATGAATGTTCACTGCGTGAAGCACAAGAATATTATCATGCTCACCACACAG